TCACCGCCAGATGCAATAACACCTATCTGCAAAAAGTCAAAAATACTAGAATTAATATTTCCCATATTAAACTACTCCTTGACCAACAGTCTTAGAAACACAATCCAATGTTGTAGTTGCGAATCCACCGAACTTGATAGTGTGCATTAAAGATGATATCAGATATTCTCCTGAACCATATACCTTTTCTTTTGTAAATCTATTCTTCCAATCAAGTTTAATAATCTTACCAGCATGTAGTTTAGGATCCCATGGCACGACTATTCTTAGAGCAATCTTATCTTTTTCTAATAGACCCATTCTAGCCTGTCTCTTCAATAGATGCGACTCAACATCTAGATTACAACTATTTTGCTGTTCTGCGGTTGACTTGTTTGATAGTCCCTCTTTATAGTTGTGTGATCCCATTCCACAATGTCCTGAGAAACCTCCTCCACCAGAACTCATTCCCATAATCTGTTTAAAGACTTTGTTATAGAAAGCGCCACTGTTTTTGTCTTCGCCGTTTTCATCTAGACCATTTAGCAAATCTGAAAGATAGTCATAATCACATGGAAACGAAAAACTCAGTGCAACATTCTTTGTCTGATATCCACCACCAGATCCTCCGGTGTCACCATAAACATAAGTCGCAATTGAACTACCATCTGTCATCGACTTTAGAGATTCAAAATGATGCACGCCTTTTCCAGACTGTTCATTCAATGTCATAAAGTGGAGAAACGACGGATCATCTCCGTCTAGTGCTACTTGTGCTTGTTGTGCGATTACTTGAAAAGGATGAATATTCTCTGCGATATAATCTCTTGCAGGCTCAGCGTTTTTAACTTCGGTTTCGTCTGCTTCAAGACATTCATTTAGAACGTTCTCTACTACTTGAGATGGCTGAGTGCATTTCCAAGATTTACTAACTAGAGTCTGAGCATCTTTAAGAACAGTTTTGTCAATAGCATGGAAAGTCATTTCTTCTGCGTTACTGACATTAACTGTAACAAAGTTACGCTGATCTAGACGATAGCATTGTTGTTTAATCGTCATTCTATCACTGATACCACCACCATTACGGTCTCTTCTGATCAATGTGACAGACATCTCTTTATTCTTAAGAGAATCAAAATCTTTTCCAGATGGTGTATAAAGATCGGACTGTAATGTGGCAGAGACTTGCACAGCAGGATTCAATAAACTCTCTACAATGTTTAATTCTCTAAGGGTCATATTTTCTGGTAGACTACCACCAATGTCAAAGTTCTGAACGGATATTACACCAATTGGATCTTGAATATCAAACGTAATTGCCATTATCTAACTCGTCTAATGTATGGAGGATTAAACGATGTTAGATTATCAAACTCATTCATTATCTGTTCATAATAATCTTTCTTGATGACTTTGATAAGTCTTCTACTTTCGTTTAGATCCATTTCATATTGATAGTTGGTTACTGCTTCACCTTTGATTGTTTCGGTGACAGTCTTTCCTTCTATGTTAAATGATTCAACGGACTGAGTAAATGCTAATGAACCAGGATCTTCATCATGAACCTCATAATAATTATAAGGAACAAATAGATTATTGTCTGTTAGTTTTTGTTTGTTGACAACGTAACGTGTTTCTGTTGTGATATCATCCGGTTGCAACTCTCTAGTAATAACCATATTGTAATGATGATATGTTGTCTCTGCATTTTCAATTGACCCATACTTTGTGATGATATACTTATTAAATGCATTATATCCCAGTGGCCATTCAAACTGCGGATCAATAATCTGATTTGCTAGTAGCACCATCCATCCTGCGCCGGCGTCGTTATAAACCTTTTCAGCAATGATTTCTGGCGTTTCACTATCTTCTAATTCAATGGAATAATATGATGATAGATTGTTTAAAACTTCGCTGATATATTTAATGCGAAAGAATATATTTGTAACTTTTTCATACTGCTTATTGATAATAACGTTCCTAATATCGTAATCAATCTTAGGAAACTTACCAAAATACGAGTTATATATTACTGCCATTTACTTGCCTTATCTATTGAATACCCAGTCTTCAACCGGTAATTGAACTGCTAAATCATACTCACTAGGATAAATCTCTATAAACTTTGATCTGACTTGAGAAAACAGATATCTATGCACACATGGTATTGCTAACTGTTCAACTTTTGAGTTTGTCAATAGTTTTTGATAGTTGATCTGCATTACTGTTTTGTCTGTTACAATCGCTTCGCTGCGAGTCTGTAGTAGTATTTCAAGTAATACTGCTCTTTGTTCCACTCCTATATAATGTAAATTCAATCCAAGAAATCCATTATTATATCTTTCTATAGGAACACAAAGAGGTAACTTGTCATACTTTGGTAGAGTATATCTACCTACTGGATTATACTTAAAGAGATATAGTTTTCCTATGACATTAACCGATCTACCACGTCCTTCATTAGACATGACAATCTTTCTGGACTGTCTAGGATCTTTAGTTTCAGCAGCCTTTTCAAATAACCATTTCTGCATTTCTTCTGCTGAATATTTTTTCTTTTCTGCCATATTCCTATTTATTGTTCTTGTTGAACAGTTCTTTCTCAGTAATCAATTTAAATTCCCATCCTTTACTCTGAGCATACTGTGATGCTGCTTCCCATTTGGCTTGATTGATACCATAGGTAAAAACTTCATTGATGTATCTCTTAGTCTTTCTTTTAGATGCTTTTGGTTCCACCGTTTGTGCTGCTGGTTTGACTTCAAGCAACATGACTTTGACAGAACCATCTGGTGCTTTTGCTTCAACATAGAAATCAACAAAGTATCGATGTATTCTATTGTCCACTGGTGATCTATATGGTATGACAATCTCTTCGGATGACCAAGCAATGACATTAGTATTTTCATCTAATGACTGCATGACACGCCGCTCCCATCCAGAACGATAGACAATATTAGATGGATCGCCTCTGTATTTATTCGGAAACTTTGGCTTAAAAAATCCTTGTTTATAGTTACTCACTATTAAATACCTCTACTAAATATATGTAGTCTAATTCTATAGAGGCAATAAATGGCAGATAGAACAGTTTTTCAAGAGATAACAGGTGCCCTTGATATTATAGCAGCACCGGTTATTGCTGCTGCTGAGGCTCTTGATCCTACTGGTACAATTAAAGCAATCGAACAACAAGTTTTTGGTTCAAAATATCAATTCGATTCTGCTTATTTTCCCGAGGATCTTAGTGCTGAATACATGGGTCACTGGATGACTGTAACGTTTAATGATAGTCAATACGGCGCCGCCACTGGTCCTTTAAGTTCCGGACCATCCAATAGAGTATTTGCTGCTGCATTGTTTATGCCATCAGCTACTGGAGGTGGCACTCAACCAATCTATAATGATAATCACGAATATGCAGACGTTAAGTTAACACAACTTGTAACCGATAGATTTCTTGGTGTTGCAGGAACTAATGCTCTTGCAACGGCTCGTCGTGCTATAAATCCTGGAGTTCAAGTTTTATATAGAAGCACACAATTGAGAACATTTGATTTTGGATTTATGTTTGCACCAAGAACAGAAAAAGAATCGCAAAACATGGAAAAGATTATTTACAATATCAGAAGATTTTCAGCCGCACAAAATCAGGGTTTAACTCTCATAACTCCTGCTGAAGTTGATATTAAATTTTGGTTTAACGGAAAAGAAAATACACATGTTCCAAGAATAAAAAGAGGAGTGGTGACTAACATTGTTACGAACTATGCGCCTCAAGGAGAGTGGTCAACATTTACAAATGGATATCCTGTATCTTGTCTGTTCATGTTTACTGTCAGAGAAATGGAAATCATTTTCAGAGAAGATGTGGAAGGTGGTTACTAATGGCATCTTTTAACATTTCAAATCCTCCATCTAATCTCACTATGCTGGACTTTAATGCTAAGATTAATAATCTTGGTGCTGTAGCCAAACAATGTCGTTTCATGGTAAGAATTAGTCCTTCTAATCCGAATAATCTAATGTCACAGTTAGGATACAATTCTCTATTTGGTGAATTGTCATATCTATGTGAATCTACAGAACTACCAGGAAGAGGTTTTGATACGTCTGAGGCTAGATATTATGGTCCTCCAATTATATTTCCATACAACACAAAATACTCAAACGAAATTTCAATGTCATTCATTTGTAGAGGTGAATCATTTGAAAGACAACTATTTGACGACTGGGTAGGTATAATCAATCCGATTAACAATTTTAACTTTAATTATCCAGAGAGATATTATTGCACGATTGATGTGTTTCAATTATCAGAAGCACCTAAGAATGCAATCGGAGCAACTGCACCTAAAGCAGTATATCAATGGTCATTGCAAAATGCATGGCCCGCACAAGTTAATCCGCAACCAGTAACATGGGCAGATAATGAAGTTCTGAGACTATCTGTTACTTTTGTTTATCAGTATTGGACTAGACCAGGAAGAGATGCTAGACCTGGTGGACCATCTACAAACTTATTTGGACCATAATAATGGAGATTTGAAATATGCCTTTGCCAGTTGAAACGGCAGAAAAACCACTGCCAAAAATTGACGTGCCAGTTTACTCAGTAACCATTCCATCAAATGGAAAAACGATTAAAGTTAGACCATTCACAGTAAAAGAAGAAAAGTTACTGTTCATGGCTGCCGAATCTAAAAATCTAGAAGATATCATTACCACTAGCAAACAAGTATTAAACAACTGTATTGTTAGTGGTAGCGTAGATTTAGATAGACTACCTTTCTTTGACATAGACTTTTTGTTTATCTTTCTTCGTGCTAAGTCTATTGGAGAGTCTGTTGAAGTCAATCTAACATGTAACAATACATTAGATGATGGTAATAGATGCGGACACACGTTTCCCACAAATATGGACATAGCCAAGTGTGAGATAGTAAAAGATGATAGTATTGGTTCTGATATAAGTTTTGACAAGACTAGTGGTGTCAAAATGAAATATCCCAATTATGCATTAGTTAAGAAACTGGATGAAACTCCAGAAATAGACAAGAAAACAACCATCATCATAAACTCTATTGAACACATATATGATAAGAAAGGTGTTTATTCGTCTAAAGACTATTCATCAAAAGAATTAAAAGACTTTGTTGAAGGATTGACAGAAGTAAACTATAAGAAGTTGGAAGCATATGTTGACAACTTTCCTTCATTTGTTGTTAAACTTGAAGCAGATTGTCCTAAATGTGGATTTCATCATGTCGTGAGGTATTCAGACTTCCTAGATTTTTTTTACTGATTCTAGGACATGATAAACTTGGTAATGTCTTTAAAACAAACTTTTCGTTAATGCAGCATCATCATTGGAGTATTAGCGAACTTGAAAACATGATGCCGTGGGAAAGATACATCTATATTGATTTGCTTGAAGCCTTTTTGATAGAACAAGAAAAACTAGCCAAGCAAAGAGAACAAGAGATGAAAGCACAAATTAAACAGGCACAGAGAAGAAGACAGTAATGCCATTTAGCAAAGCAAGACAAACAAATTTTAATGCTCTTAGAAAATTAAATCTACAGGATAGAATAGATGCTGTCGCTGATCCAAAGATGGGTCAGTTTCTAATCTCTATGTTATCTCCTACACAAGCGGCAGAGTTATTTCCAAAGTATTATATTGAACGCAATCAGAACATTAGTGGATTTCTGAAAGCAATACCATCTTCTTTGAGTGCTGCTAAACAAAAAGAATACGAACAGCAATTAGAGAATACTGCATCGGGTGAGTCTGCTGGTGCCAACTACAATGCAGGAGGATATCGTAAGAAGTGGCAAGAAAATGTAGATGCTCAAAAAGCGATTATTAGTAAGAAAGGTGTAACACCACCACCTCAGTTATCTCCAGAACAAAAGGCTGCGTTTGATGCATTGAAGGCTGGCGACATTGATATTAACGACGAAAGAATGAAGTGGTTAAAGAATGCGCCAAAAGAAGTTCTAGGTGAAGTTGGTATTAGTATTGTTAAAGATGATAAAGGTGCCGAGAAATTTCATTACGCTGCACCTAAGGTAAGTGAAGAAGATGCAAGAAAAAGTATGATATCTGGGGCGGCCGCAGGAACAGGCGCATGGGCCAAAGATGCTGAATTTATGAATGAAGTAAATCGTGTTTCAAGCAAACTAGGAATTAAAGCAAATGATTTACTTTCTGTAATGGCATTTGAGAGTGGAATAAGCGCACAAAGCGTAAACAGAAATGGAGGAGCCACAGGATTAATTCAATTTATGCCCGCCACTGCCAGAAGATTAGGTACAACCACAGAAGAATTGAGAGGAATGTCACGAGCAGAACAAATGAAATGGGTTGAAAAATATCTGATTATGAACGGAGTAAAACCCGGCGCCACCGCGGCCGACATATATTCTAAAGTTTTCTTGCCTGCTAGGTCTAATCAATATGTGTTAACATCTCGTGGTGAAAATTATTATGAACAAAATAGAGGTCTTGACATAGATGGTGACGGAAGAATTACAAAAGATGATTTGAATAGAGCTGCCTATGGCGCCGGGCGACGCCACGGCGTTGGTGTAACAGGAGAAGATCCTATCACTCAAAACTACACACCTCAACAAATTGCCGCTAGACAGAGAGAACTGGAATCATCTGCTGAGGCAGGTCGTCTAGGTAAACTGGCATCTATTACACAACCACAAGGAGAAACACAATCATCTGTCAAAATCGGACAATCAAAAGATTTCGCTCAATTTGCTATGAGACCTGGTGTTGATAATTTTGGCGGACAATGTGGTCAAGGTGCAAGAAAAATGGCAGGTCACATGTATGGTCATTCTGCATTTCTATCAGAAGGACTAGGTGGAGATGGAACAGCGGGTTCTCTATCACACGGTAATCCTTATTTCCAAAAGTCAGGTTTGTTTAATGCTGCAAGATCGACAAATAGAGAAGAGTTGACCAATCAAGCATACTTAGATAGTCTTCCTATAGGAACTGTTATCACCAGCAGCGGCGGCCGCCCAGGAGGTAATAATGGTCAAGGACATGCTCAGATAAAGATCGGACCTAATAAATGGGCCTCTGATACTGTGCAAAGTCATTTGTTAGTAAATGGATCTCATGGACATTCTTATGATAATTTTAAAGTTCACATACCAAATGAGCAAGGTTTGGCAAAGTTAAGAGAAAATGGAATTAATCAAACAGTAACATCTTCGTCTAACGAAACGTCATCGAGACCATCAAAATTACCAAACATTCCAACCGGTGTTCCTAATATACAAAATATTCCACCAGATCAAACTCCAGATCATGTGGAAACGTCTCCTGTTGGTGATATCAAACCACTAGAAACAGTAACACAACCACAAGGACCGTTAAACACACCTAAAGCAGAGACATCATCAACACCTGCTCCTGCTCCTTCTGCTGCTGCACCTGCTGCTCCCGCTGCTGCACCAGAAGAACCAACAGCAACAGTTCAAAAGTCAGTAGAGCAAC